AGCGGCAATATCTGCTAAGCTATAATTTCCATCCATAATATAATCTCCTTTTTGTGTATTTACATCAATCTGGCCAGATTGTAATGTACTATTTCATTCCTTTCAACATGTGTTGGAATTGCCCTGCCATTTGCTGAACCTGATTAAGTTGCTGTTGGGAAATCTTCCCAGACTGCAACATCTTTTGGACTTCTTCCTTCGGATCTCCTTTAAAATTCTGCCTAAACTGCATAAACTGTTGTATCATCTGCATTGGTCCGTTCCCTGGTGACATCCCACCACCAAGTGCGTTAAATAATGGATTACTCATCTGCATTTCCTCCCTTGACTGCTGATTCCTGTATGGTATTAGCCCTAACAGGTTCAGAAAAAGAATTTAATCGACTCGCTATAGCGTCGCATTTAGCTTTTAAATCGTCATATTCCTGTCTGGTGACGTATTTATCCATATTCTGAACAGGCTGTTTAGGCGGCATCTGAGTGCCTACTTCGTGATACTCAAACGTTCGTAATGGTTGCGGCATACCGGAAACGTCTGTGGATTTTATAAAGAATTTTTCTGATTCTGAATCCATCAGCAAAACACTTGTCCCAGGTGCTACCAGATAAGATTTTGCACCTACTTCGCCGGATACCCACAGAATACCATTGTTATTCTGCTGGGGTTGCTGTACTGTCTGAGCTGGCATCTGGACAGGCTGTTGCTGAAATTGGTTCATCTGTCCCGGAACACCAAAACTATATTGATAAGGATTGTTATATAATGCCATCTTATGCACCACCTTTCTGATTATATTTTTGCATAAAAAAAGAACCGGAAACAGTTCGTTTCTGGCTCTAATTAGTGTCTAAAAAGTATCAGCATACTTTAATTATTTTATTATTCACCCTCCGGCTCAATCGTTTCGCCGTGGATATACTCACATTCATCTGTTCGGCGCAATATTCGAGCGTATGTTCCTTGCATCTCAATCGGAACAGTCTTTCCTCATCCGGTGTAAAATTACACTCTATCAAGAACCTGTCTATATCTTTCTTTGTGAACACATATAATTTCATGAGCATACCCCTTACTAATGCAATTAACGCTGATTCTGTGCAAGATAATTTGTAAGCTTCTGTTTTGTTTTTTTTAATTCCTCGACGTTATTCCCACTGATCTGACTGTCCAACATGGTTGACAATACTTCCAGAATTAATGAATCACGCTCTGCAATCCTCTGAAGACTCTCGTAATCTCGTTTGTCATGTTCTTCCAGTGTCTCTACTCGCTTATTAAGTCGGAATGCTGGAGTAATCCATTTAAAGATTACAGCCGCCGCTCCTCCGACAATAGACACTCCTCCGCAGACAGAAAGAAAAAATTGAATAAATTCCTGTATGCTCATTTTTATAAGCTCCTTTCCCAGTAATATACCGGGACTTCATTGCCGGAATCCCATGTATCATAATATTTGCCCTCTTGTACTGTCACCACATGACCATCTATACAGAGGATATACGTACCTGTCGGATGGTCTGCGCAAAAGTCGTTGACTGTATAGATATATCGTTCTGACTGTTCTATCAGCTTGCGTCTGTACCCACGTTTATAGAGGTACACTCCCCAGACATAGTTTGCACTTGGCATATCTGACAGAGCACACGCCTGTACCATTAGCCCGGCGAATACTGTTTCCCAGTCCTGCCCGGTCGCCTTGCATATTGCCCGGACAACGCAATCTCCTGTTCTCTTATCCTTAACAGGATTCGGATTGAAATATTCCCATCTATTCATCAGTCAATCCCCTTTGCTGTTTTATATCTCTTCGCCGCTCCTCTGGCTTTTGCGGCGTTCTGACGGTTCCACTTCGCAATCATAAGTCGGTCTTGCAGTTCCCTCAAATCGTTCTGCTTGCAGTAATCTTTGTATGCAGCATTTTGTTTCTGCAAAAGATAAGACTTCCGGTCAAGGTCTTGCTGGAGTGCGAATTTTGCCTTTTCATTCGGTGCATTGTCGACTCCTGCTTGCAGTCCGAGAACTTCGCGCTTCGTCTTTCGGATTCTCCGTTCGTAAGTACGTTGTCGCTGTTCTTTTTCGTACTGTTTACCTTTGTCAGCTTTATCCTGCGCTGATAGTTCTGCATAAGGGTTAAATTCCCCGTCACTTGCCCCAAAACTATGCCGACAGTTGACCCCTGACAGTCCGCTTGCCGTTCCATATCCAGTCAATGAGAATGGTGGGAATTTCTTGCTCTTGCCAGAACGAGAGTATATCTTGCCTTGCCACCATGAGTGATTGCCAGGATTCTCACCGCCGTCACCCGTTCTGGCTCCTATGTGAGCACTGACCAGAACTAAATCCCAGTCCATTTCTTCCATGCGCTTTAGGGATATATCTCCCGTAGCCTGTGACACGCCAGTTCTAACAGAACGTGCGACTGCTGTTTCGATCGTGTCTTTTCTTCCAGATGGATATGTGACTGTCACGCCATCTGATACAACGTTATTAACTGCCTCTTTAATGGCTTGCGTATATCCAACCGCCCCAGACATTACATGATTATATGCAAGGTCACATTGCTCAATATAGAGCCTTTGAGCAGCACTTGCAGTCGTTCTTGTGAAGTTCTTCCACTCGCCCATGGTCGCAAGCATATTCCGTTCCATGAGTCTTATCATAGATGGCGACTGTTCGAGCGGTACAGGACTTAATCCTGCCGCCTTGTATATCTTATCATCGTAATTCATTGCAGTGATACCGGCATCTTCAAACGCTTCAAGAAGTTCCTGCTGTTCACGTTTGGTATATTTGGATAATTCTGCCAGAATATCCTCTAGCAGCTCACCAGATTCCTGTAGTGTTCTGATTCTCCACGCATCAGCATTGGTCAGAATATAATCTTCACCTCTGCCGATTCTTGCCATCATCCGCGACACGATCTCAGAGATGATATACTGGTGCAATTCTTCAGCAATCTGCTCGCTGCCCTCTGTAATTTGTCGTAAATATTCAGGACTAAGTATAGTATATCACCTCTTTTCTTGTTATTATTCTCCCCATCTGATACAATGTAATAATCAAATAAGGAGGATAACATCATGTTTGGAAGAAATAAGCGTAAAAGTGACGTTTGCGTTGATATAAAAGTAAACATAACGCCAGTGCAATACGTTTACTTGCTGTCACAATGTCGGAGGGAAGATAAGGGCATCTCTAACATTGTCGGGCAAGCTCTGGATGAATATTTTGATAAGAGAGGAAAGGAGATCTAATCCTCTCCTCTTTTTTTGTATGGTTAGCTAAAGCTTTCTTTGGTTAATTACCGTAATGTTCAATGATAGACCCTACAATACATTCCCCAATTCTTCCATACCCTTCATCATTGCAATGTAACTGGTCTGCATTGTAGGGATACGGTGCAGAACCTGTATATTCTTCTAGCACCACAGCACCATCCCGAATTTGATAGTAAGATTTTCCTTTAACATATTTAATACGAGTTGTATTTACCGGAGTTCCAGAAGAATCCAATTCGTATGGACTATACTGACTATTTGTAGCCGTTGCGCTGGATTCGAAAACGCTCCATGTAAATTTACCGATTCCAGATTTCTGCCATAAATTGCATACAGCAATATTGTTATAATTGCAGACGGCGGTAATTGTATTTGCGATTGTTTCCATGGAACATCCAGAGCCTTCAGGATATTCGCCATATCCATCCACATCAATATATGGGTATTTTCCAGCACAATGAGGCGTCACATACAAAATTTTACATCTCAAGTTACCAGCTTCTTTTAAGATTTCATAAATTCGATTGATAGTGTACTGTACTAATCCGGCTATTGTCTTTTGCCCAGTTCCATCGGTTGCATAGCAATCACCAACCTTACCGTCAGGTTTTCCACGGTCGTTGTAGCATGGGAGAACGACGATTAAAGACTTTCCTTTTACATCATCGGTCGATAACGGTTTTAACACTCCGCTTGCAGATGTTTCGTTGTCATAATCACCACCAAGCCCATTATCACCATCGACCATAGCAATGGCACTAACGCCCCCTTTTGCATGAGTGGTTACTTGCATTTCCAAAAATTCAGACAGTTTCTTTTGCCACTTTTTTGCTGCGGTAATGCTATCGCCTATGACAAGTACGTTTTTACCTTTCCATGTATTTTTGATTTCGCTTTTATTAGTTTGCTCGTCAATGCGTTCCGCTAACTCGCTAATGAGATTGTATGTATCGGCAATACTATAATCGTTTATTATTGCCGATACGAGTTCTGCTGACACAGTATTGCTCACAGATAACCCAAAGCTTAAAACAGTGAGTGTGTGCTGATTATTTTCATATCCTAGATTTGCAAGGGAATATAAAATATCAAGATCTAATTTGTACTCGGAATTCATTGGGAAAATGCAATAGTAAATAAATTCATTTTCAACTGCTCCATAGTAGGACATTTCTTTTGTTTTATAGTATGCACTCCCAGTTTCATTCTTTTGCCCTACCATAAATGTACCGCCTGCATTATAAAAATCACTTCTAAAAACTAGAATTACATTACTTTTTGTCAATACTTCATTTTGAATTTTTATAGTGACCCCATAATATCTTGCTTTAGGCGTAAATACACAAGTGTTTCCCTTTGCAGAGAAATTATTACTATTAAAATTACTTATCTGATACAGCAGTTTTTCTGCTAAAGTGGCTTTTTCTGCTAAAGTGGCTTTTTCTGCTAAAGTGGCTTTTTCTGCTAAAGTATATTTTTCTTTTCGATACTTTTCAAAAAGTTTTTCACAAGACTGAAGAACATCAGCAAAATCGTCGGAATCTTCTATCGTATTTGTTATATCAACGATGAAAAAGGATTTTTCTGTAATCGTATATGGAATTCCAGTCCCGGTCATTATTCCAATCCCAATATTTGTAGAATTATACTGAGAAGACTTTAGTCTAACAATTCCAATTTCACCCCTATTATTTTCACTATTGATTTTTTTACTCACAATGCTTTCAACTTTATTTAAATTTGTTTTACCGTCATAAGCATAGATGATTGTGTTTACACTATCTGCTTCCGTTTCTGCATATGCAGAAAAATAAAAAGTTTTCTCTGCGCCTGTCGGCAAAACATTAAATCTATAATCATATCTACCGTATGACGCAGTAGGGGTTACTGTAATACTCCCATCAGGATTTGTGATGTTTGTTGCGTCTAAATTACCTTCTGAAAAAATATTATCTGAACGTGCAATATTTACAAGATAGTCAACTTTTTCTTCCTTTAGCGAAGCAGTTTCTGCCTTTACTTCTTTAAATTTGTCCCCTACTACTTTAGCATCTGCAAATGCACCGTCCATAGATAATGTTGCGTCAGAAACCGGTGTTTCGAGAACACTTCCATAAGGCAACTGTCTCTTCTTTCCGTCTGCTGTGATTATTCCCTTAAATGTATCAGACATTGTTATTTACCTCCGTTGCTTTCAAACTCACATATCCATCTGCGTCCATGTTAAGTCCAACGCCCTTATCGGTCAGGTATGTCTGGACTGCTTCTGATATAGCTTCTTTACTGGTTCCGATTCCGTCTATACAGAGTTTATACAGGTACTTTTCTTTTCTTGTAATTGGCTTTGGAATTTCGCCTGTATAATCACCTGTCAGATATGCGAGGTACTTTTCTTCTCGCGTTACTGGTTTATCTGCCATCTTTTTACTCCTCTCCGAATAATGTTGGTTCGTCTGGTTGAGCTTCTTCGACCATTGCTACTGCCTCATCTTTGGTCATTCCTTCAAACTTCACGAAATACAGCCATGCCGGAACTTTTCCAGTGGTCACATACTGCCACCATCTTGCACGGTCGTTTTCTCTTACATAGAGAATGTCTCCGAAATCATAATTGACTTCATAAGCTCCGACAGGTGCAAGTCCGTACAGGTCAGCGTAAACGTTCAGTGCGTAGATTACTTCATCCAGACAAGATTCCAATTTGTCTCGAACGTCTTTAATGAACTGGACTGTCCTCTGCTGTTCTGCTTCTACTCCTGTAGCTGTCTGAATGCCACTAGATTCGTTGAAAACAAAGTACCCGTTAGAGAATCCAATCTTATATCCTAACTGGCTTAAAAGGGCATTTATGCCGCTTATGCGGGTATCTGTGTTGAGCTGTGGATTGATTTCCTGATAGAAACTATTCTGTCCCTCACCGAATACATTCTTGACAAAGTGTGGTAAGTTCATCTCATTCCGTCTGTTCTCCATGCCCTGTGGCGACATGGCTGATACAGGTGTACCGCTCGGCATCAGTAGTCTATCATCTGCCAGAACAATCTTCTGAGAATCAAAAATCTCTCCGGCGTTTCGGCTATATGCAATGTCGAGGTCTTTTAATTCTTCGATAGCTTCAGCAAATATTGGAAGTCCAAGCGGCGTGCTAATGTCTACATTGTTCGCCTGCGGTGTCCGCAGCACTCCGTACAATGGCCCGTCCAGTTTCTCACCGTTTGCCTTGAGTATTGGCGGTGTATCTGCCATAAGGTCAGCCCATTTGGTCTGTTTAAGGTCAATCTTGTCGCCGATGCTCTGAGGAGATTTTGATACATAAACTCTATTAGAAACGTAGTACGGATAGGTTGTCACGCCATCTATTGTAGTCTCAACAAATCTATGATATTCAAGCCGCGTGTAGTATTTCCGCCCAACAGTGTAAGAATCCTTGAATATAATCCCTTTGATTTCCTGATTGTCGTAATCTACAATCATCACGTCTGCCGGTGTAAATATGTCAAGGCTCTCACCGTTTGGCTTAATAAATACCGTTCCATAGGCACAGCCATATTCTACCCAGTGCCGAATCTGGAAGTATACTTTATCTATCTGCTCCTGTAGCCACGTAGCCCTTGTGGAACCATCAATCTGAATGCCAATCGCCAGTGTTGCGAGTCGTGCTGTCTCTGAGCAGACAGATTTAGCGAAATTGATCGTCTTTATATTATTCTTATCATCTAACCATTCCGGTACGCCTCTGTAGATGTTCGCACACCGGTTAATCAGTGATTCCATTTCCGGGGATTCTGCTGCCTGGATATTAAAATCCTCTTCGGCTTGTTTTTTGAAAATCATATTAAACCACCTTTTTAGTGTTGTTATAAGTCCCATTATGCACTGTTACCTCGTCTTCTCCACAATGACTCTGAGCCATACCGGACAGAATCTATCAAATGATTATCCTTGTCTGGATATCCACTACAGATATTTCCGTCTTTGTCGCGTTCGTATTCGTACTTCTTAAACTCTTTGCAAGCATTTGGCGTTCTTTTTGGATCAAACACAAGTTTCCTTCTTTGCAGCCACTTCATAGAATACTCAATGCTTCCCGGTCCTTTGATTGCTCCTCTTGCTGGAAGTCCTAAATCTCTGTAATCATTGATTGATTTAGGCTCGGCAGAATCGCAAGTAATTTCGTAATCGTCATACTGTCTTCGCTTAATTTCATTCGCAGTCCATTCGTTTGATTTTTTGTTTTCGTAAATCTCGTCAATGAAATAGATTGTTTCTCTAGCTGAATCATAATAGATTCTGGAGAAAGCATATTTGTCCGGATACCAGCCCCAGTCAACCCCCTGATAAATTCTATCAAAATGGCTGATTTCTTCGTCTGTGATAGTCCTTTCTTCGATGTATTCAAAGATATTTCCACCATTTCCGTTAGCGTGTCCAAGATACTCATTGTCGTAAGCATCTGGATTTACTTCTTTCAGATGTTCAGCATCTGCAAGAAATACGTCGCCAAGCCACTCCTGTTCAATTCCTAAATCAAGGTATGTGCTATGCACAACCATTACATTTTTATCTTTTTCTTCTGCTTCTGTTGTATATTCATTCGCCCAGTTATTCTTGCTCCTAGGTGGGTTGAATGACTTGAATTTATATGCTTCGTTACCGCCACGGATAGCAGACTGCTGAATATTACGGATTTCTTCTGGGTTAGAAAACTGATCTAACTCCTCGAACCAGACTATTCCGATATATCCAAACTCTGGTTTAATAGACTTAATCTTTAATGGATCGTCAGCACCACGAAAGTAAATCTTCTGTCCAGTAGGCTTGTACGTGATCTCCATAGGAGATACCTTGCATACAAATTCCTCATTTAGATCTAATTTATCAATAGCCCATTTCATCTGAGCATAAACAGAATCTTTGATAGTGTTTCCAACTTTTCGCAGAATTAGAGCATGCATATTCGGATTATTCTTCAACAGTTCCGGTATAATCAGAGATATAGTTGAGGATTTCATGGAACCACGTCCACCAGGGAGAATGTATTCGCTATGTTTCTTTGCTCGAATATCCCTAATCATTTTATGGAATACGTCCGGGACAATATTTAGATCAATATGGTATTCGCCTTGTAATCTGGCTTTTTCTTCTGCTTTCCGCTGTTCTTCTCTGGCTTCTTTTATGGCAAGTGTCTTTTCCAGATCATTCATGGATTTTAGCTGATCGGAGAAGTCCGGGGCGAATCCGAATGAATCAGTCAGCTCGCCTCTTGCGATCATGGAACGGCGTTGCTGAATCTCTGCCAGAGACATAATGTCAGTGCCTTTTTGCTTTTCGATGAGAGACTGTTTTTCGGCTATATATGCAGAAATATGAGGTTTCTTTAAGTTCTCACATCCTTGTTCCGGGGCTTTCTTGTACCCAGCTTTTCTTGCGGCATCAGATGCATTTCCGCCATTCTTTATGTATTCAAGTGCAAACGCTTTCTGTTTAGGCGTTAAGTCCATCTAATCACCTCTGTCTATCCTCATTTTCTGACCGCCTCCCATATTTCTTTTAGGCACATGACCACATCATACTGGGATGCAGTTCGCAGTATTTCATAATCACATTCTTTCCATTCGCCTCTTTTTGTGAGATGAAGTGTAGGCGTTGATATAATTGTTACTGTTATCAATCGTTCTTGCTCATGGCTATAAAATTGTGATGTTCCGATTTTTATAATTAATCCGGTGGATAATATAGCTTTTTGAAGTTTTCTTGTAACTGCTTTTAAGTTCGCCATATCATCACCTCAATTCAAAAAATCCCCAGTATAGCAGTTATATACAAATATAATACCACATACTGGAGATTTAGCTCTCTACCACTTTTATAAATTTTTAAGTTTTTAAAGTCTGCCAATCAGCTTGGCTAAATGATAATACTCTGCCATTACTTTGCGCTTATATCCGTAGAAGTCATTCTCTGTTGTAGGAACCGTCCTGATCTTCTCCATCGTTCGATATCCAATGCTGTTCACGATACTGTCATAGATTTGTGATTCAATGCCGGGTGCGTATTTGATAGATACCTGCAGCAGATTGTATTTATCGCTTTCGCTAAGATTCCGTAAATGGCTTTGTAATGTCGGTATATCATCCGGCGGCACTCCGTAATCAATTAATGTTGCCTTTCTCAGCTTCATTTATTTCACCTTCTTCATTCAAGTTCCAGACGCATGGTGCACCTTGAAAACATTCTGAACACTGTTCGCAGAACGCGCAGTCTTTACAATTCACTGACTGACAATATTGCTGTAATACGTGGTATGCTGATATAGCAAGGTTTGACGTTATGTCTGGCGTAAGTTTGTTATCCATTCTTCATCTCCTCCAACTTCTTCTCAGCTTCTTCCTTTGTACTAAATACACTTTTTCCAAAATCCGCAAAGCTCTTATACATGTATGTATAATCACTCTCTGCATAAATGTTCCAGATGGTTATGTCTTTTTTCACTTGTCTAAGAGTCCCATATTCACTTATTGTCTTTACGATCATTGGAAATATTTTATAATTCCCATCATCACATAAACACAATTCCCACACTATATCTCCGACCTTACACGGCAACCTCATAAGCAGGCCCTGCTCTTCTGCTTCTTTGTAAGACTTCAGTTCTTCTAACAGCTCTGCGACATCTTTCAGCCAATACAGCTCCCCGTCTTCGAAGCAACATCCATAAGTATTTTGATGATACGGGCACCCAACCGCTTCCTTCCCACTGATATAATCTCTTAAGTTCTCGCCAGTTTCACAGACAATGCGTTTATGCTCATCATCCATATGCATGAAGTTTTCATGGTCTGCATAGCAATCGCCTACAGTATCCTGGCTGGCAACGCATTTAAGTGCTTTTATCATGTCTTCAAGTGTTAATCTCTCCATTTACTTCACCTCACTTAAAACCATTTTCAACGAACTCGCAGCTGAGCATCCTAACAGATGCCAGCATTTCGGTAAGGCCATCTGCATTTTCGATTTCAACATTGTTTCCGCGCGCAAATTCATCAAACATCATGATTTCATGATTCTTTATAATTCCATAGAAAATATTGTCTTCGCAAGAATCATCTTCAAGAATCTCTGATATATCATCTTCCATTCCTTTTATAAAATCATACATAGGGATATTATTGGTCTTATATTCAACAACTACTCTTGAGGTCATTCCATCAGCTGCAAACAAAAGCTCATATCTGCATTTATGATATCCATTTATATAGATTCCACGACTAATATAATCTTCAATTTCAGTCGGTTCATTTTTACTGCTTTCCTTGATATCATACATAAGATAATAATCAATTACATCTTTGATATCACGTTCCGTATATATTTCATGCCTTTTTTCTTTGACGCAACCACTATTTTTGTAGGCATCAAAACAATCTGTATTACCTTCTTCTTTGTCTTTCTTGAAATATGACACGTAAGATTTTTTTTCTACATCGTAATATCCGATTCGTTTGCCATAGCTGTCTGGTACGATCTGCCCGCTGAGTTCTAATTTAATTTCATTCGGAACTAAGCCGCCATATATATTACTTAAATCTTCTCTTGCAATTGCAGTTATTTTCATCTACTTCACCTCTTCCATCTGACTTTCTACAGTATCTGCGAGTAACTCCAAGGACTTAATAAACGAGTCCGTCAATGTTGTTCTACCTAGATTTTTAGCAAATGTTCTGACAAGGTTTATTGCATCCTTGATTCTTTCTTCATCTTCAATTACGTCTGATGCTTCTACTAATTCATATCCCGGTGCAAGGCTGGCGTTTCTTGTTAGTTCTTTATTGCTATAGAACTTTAATATATCCGGGATCTGCTGTTCTTCAAAGGGATATGGATACGCTTCTTTTCCACCGCACCATCTATATCCTTGTCTCTTTGCTGCTTTCAGAATATTTTCATACTCTTCATGCGTTCTAATTAATACGCATTTATTCGCTAGATTAATCATCTACTTCGCCTCCTGTAATCTCATCAATGCACTGGTTTCGACCATCGACCATCCCGCACTGATAATCTGTCATATCATTCTCAATAGTGCTCTTCTCTGGAAGCAGCTTCAGTGGACACCAGCCGGGGATTACATCATTGTTTGGAACTCTCCTGCCGCCCATTGCTCTACACCAAAATCCGCTTATAAATTTACATTTTCCGCAGTTCTCTGCTTTTCTTTATCCCAATACCATTTTCGCATTTCTTGAATTAATAAATCCACATCAATCAAGCGCATTTATTTTTCATCCTCACTTTCCCCATGTAAGCAACTGGCACACTATTGTGCAGTCCTCCATGATTTTAATATTCAATAAAGTCAGATAATTCCATCTGACCATCTAAATTGTCGTCGTTCATCCACCACCTAAATACATCCTCTCCGGTCTCCCATTGAGTTTCTAATTCTTTTTCTTTTCGAGCATCTAACATTCTTTCAAAAGCTCTAATATAAGACTGTTTGTACTTAGGAAAATCTGCAAATTCTTTACACCTCTTTTTCCCGGCCATAGGACAGCCGATACAGCCAACACGATCATATCCACATTTGTACAAATCACAAGTTTCTATATGCTCTGAATTGATAAATTCCCATATATCAGAATCCTTCCAGTCAATGATGGGATTGACAACCATTTTGTTTTTCTGCATACAAAGTTCATTCATTCTGCGATTGGCGTCATTGTCGTTCATTAGCATAACTGATGTGAATTTTTCTTTAGCTGCCTTTGTCGCACCAATTTTTTCAAATTCTTCTCTTTCTTTTCTCTGCCTGCTTTCAGCCCATCTTATACCAGTGGCAATATATCTATTTGCGCACCCTGTTTCTTTAAGAACTTGACAGCAGTAGCGAACTTGCCTTGTTGGTGGCATCAATTTTAATGGAATTAATTTCCACATCGTGATATGTTTGCCTTTATACTTCGGCATTTCTATTTCGCATTTAATTCCTTTTTCTTCCAAACTTTTAAATACATTTCGTATGTGCCGTACAGTTTGCGGTGCATCTGCCGTGGTGTGACTATTGTGTACCTCAAATGGTATGCCCCCCCCTACGAAAGAGTTCTAACATCACGTCAGAATCTTTCCCACCGGAATATGTGCATACAAGTGGCTTTCCATAATGTTTCAACGAAAGATCAGATGCAAGTCGAATTCTCTCAATTGCTTTTTGTTCTAAATCCATTTATTTCTCCTATCCAAATGCTACCTGCCTGTTATTCTGCAAATAAATCATCGGTGCAGCTTTACGCTCTCCGACTTTCAGATACGGACAATTAGCTTTCACAAGTGCTTCTGCCATAACCGGCACAACACTATTTCCGATTCTTGCTACCTGTTTTGCAATCGGGTAATTTCTCCATTTATAGTCCCGATCAATGATATAATCTTTTGGAAATCCCTGCATCACCTTTAATTCTTCCGGCTTTAGCATTCTGAGAAAAATATCTGATATAATGTATTTCTCTCCATGAATATCAACCAGAACATTCACCAGTCCGAACCTGTCTTTTGTGGTAATGGTCCCAAGCGGTTCATTAAGGACCTGTCCACATCCTGTTCCATAATATTTAACCAGAAAAGCGGATATCACACCAAAGTGACCGGACGATGTGGTTATCGTATGCAACGGTTCATCACATCCCTGACCGATTCCAGTCTTGTAATACTTCGTGATAAAAGCTGTCACAAGGCCATATCTATTTGATGTATCAATGGTTTTTATCGGCTCAGTCAGCAATTGCCCTCTGGAATCACCTTCTCTGGTTTCTCCGTGATACTGAATGATAAATGCCAGTACATCTTTGTTCTTCACAATGTATGGATCTGGATTATCGACGATATATTTCTTAATTCCATTTGCAATACGCTTCCGTGTTGCTTCTGCCAGTGGTTTCGGACGGTCGAAGATGCTTTTGCCTAAGTCTGACCAATCAATGTAGTCTCCGCACTGTTCGTATCGTTTCAGACCGTCTATTCCTAAACGATTATGTGTATGCTCAGGCCATACTATCTGCTTTCCATCCCTGCGGAACACCGCATACCAACGTTTCCTTGTAGTCGGTGCTCCATAATCCGCAGCTACCAGTTCCCGGCTGTCAAATTCATAACCGATATTTTCCATTGCTGAAATGAATTTTCGATAATCTTCACCGGCTCTTTCCTTGATCGGATGCCCTTTCTCGTCCAATGGTCCCCATTGTTGTATTTCTTCCACGTTCTCCATAATGATTACATCTGGAAGAATTGTCTTTGCGTGCTTATATACCGCCCACGGAAGAATGCGAAGTCCATGTTTTCTCGGCTGACCACCTTTTGCTTTTGAATGGCTTGTGCAGTCTGGAGAAGCCCACATCAACGCTACGTGCTGGTTTCCGACGTATTTCTGCAAGTTTACTTTGAAAATATCTTCCGTCAAATGCAGCGTTCCGGGATGATTCGTTTTGTGCATCAGGATAGCGTCAGGATCGTGGTTGATTGCTATGTCTACTGATCTTCCGAGAGCCATCTCGATTCCTACAGACGCTCCTCCGCCGCCAGCAAAGCAATCTATGATTAAATTACGCTTCATATCTTTCGATCAGCTCCCTGTATTCCTTATCAACGCCGATGTGATGTTCTTTTTCCAGTTTATCCGCCAGCTTGGACATTGATGTTTCACCGGAATTAACTTTCTCGATATATTCATTTACTTTTTTAATAGCAGCCATATATCGTTTCCATCCCCATCTATGCAACTCATTCATTGCAAAGAATAATGTGATAAGGTTTACAACATCCGACCAGTTCTTCCCGTCCTCGAAACCATCATCAAAGGCTTTCTTTTCCATTTCCTTCAGCTCTTTCTGACAGTTCTGAATAGACTTTGTAAACATGTGAGTCTGCTGATTTGTGTACGGAATGAATGGTTTCTTCTTTTGCTTGACTTTTAACCTTCCCATCCGACATTCCTCCTTACTTGTTTTTTAGCCCGTACCCGACTGGAGCATACGCTCTGTCAGTACTTGGGTGGTTTGTTCTGAGCAGGTCATCATCAATTAGCTGATTGATGTGTTTCCAGACCGTAGCTCTCCCGGCATCCACCCTTTCAGAAATCTCTGTAATTGACGGTGCATATCCAACCAGTTTAATATAACTGACGATATACATATAAATTTCTTTCCTGAGAGCCTGTCCCTGTTCGTATCTATTTTTCGTGTTGTACATTCTTTCTCAACTCCTTTTGTTTGGAATCAATAAATTTGAAAAATGCCAAAACAAGTTCTTTAGCTAATGGATCTGGATATACTTCTATCAATTCTATGCAACGGTTCATAGGCTGCTTTTGAATATTCGTCAGAAAGTTCAACCAGATAAAATTCTTTTATTAATTCCCATAATTTAGGCATAAACATTGCCATCATTGGAATATCTTCTTTCTTTACACTTGCCATTTCTTCTCCCTTAAATGTGTAACGTGTAACATAAGTATTTAATTTTTCCTATAATTACCTTTTTATATAATTATTAAAATATACTTTATAGTAAAATATTAGTTACATTAGTTACACTAAGTAAAAAATCCAGTATTTATAAGGGTTTGAGGGTGTTTCCAGAGTGTAACTAAGTGTAACTAGCCGTAACTAAAATCATTCAAATGGTATCTCACACTGACACAATTTATTAAATTCACTTAATTTCCAGACTTTTTGATAGCATATCTGCGGACCATACTTTCCACATCTCACCCGCTTCCCACCATTTTCCCTTTCCCATCCGTCAATGCAGTTCTGCATGATGGAGTGAATTTCATTGGATTCAAACCTTGTGGGCTTGCGGCCCTCGTTGCCAAGCGCCTGTTCATATAACATTGCGACGCAAACGCGCGGCTCTGTTGTGTGGTCCAACCATTCTTGAATAATCCCAACCCTCACGTCCTCTTCCATAAATTCTTCCTGTTTGTCCTCTATATATTGCTGCAAATTCTTCGGAAGAATTAATTTAGGTGTTCTATCAGCCTTTTCAAAAAGCTCCATTGCTTCTCCCCAGGCGTTTGTAAAGTCTGACGCTACGGCTTGTGGATCATCAAACATGGATTTCAGAACATACTCCTTTCTCGTGACTATCGGAAGGAATCGTCTATTGCCTGTTCTATCAGTCAGGAAACGGTCATTGTTGGTTGTTCCGGCAAACACACACACTCTTGGTCTCTGCTCCGTTCTACGGCCGTATGGAGGCCTATACGTGTCTACTGTGGACGTTAGAAATGCTTTGATACTCTCGACTTCTTTTGCTTTTTTAGTAGCCAGTAGTTCTGCCAGTTCTACCATCCACATACCACGCAACTTTTCCGGGGCTTTGTCACCCTCGACTGTATTGAAGTTGTCGTTATACCATGCATTATTGAGTGATAAGAGTCTCAGAAATGTAGATTTTCCAATTCCCTGCGAGCCGTATAATACTGGCATATAGTCAAACTTGCATCCCGGATGAAATGCCCTGCTGATTGCGCCTAACATAAACAATTTCATACACTCCCTGGAATACTCTGTGTCTTCCACTCCTAGATATTCTGGAAGTAATTTGCTGATATATCCCGTCTTTTTATTCCACTTATTCTTATGAATGTCAGTAAGCATATCAACAACAGGGTTGAATCTGTTTCTATTTGCCACGATATTAAGTGCTTCCATGATCTTCTCCAGACTCTTTAGTCCGTATTTTGACTCGATATACGACTTCAAATTACTGTCATCGCTGTTACTCCATTCTCTGTACATGTTTACATGCTCCCACGGGAGACTTCCGCAAACAAAGGGTGCGTACGATAACTCGTTATATTTGATATGTCCATACAGATCAGGGTCGTACTCAATGGCTTCACACATGTTCTTAATGCTCTGAATCATTGTTCCTTTTTCTGTAAAATCAAACTCCGGCTCCCTCCAGCCCTGTGTTGCAACCCCCTCTGAGTCAATGTGAATGGGTTTTCCTTTATCATATTTAGTCGCACTTGATACAATGACTTTGACTTCCTGTTCAGTTAATGGAGGTGAGCAGGAACTTTCGTTCTCAGCCATGGTAGCAGCGAACACTGATTGATCTGATGCTCCCTTCGCCTGCATCATACACGCAAAACGAAAAAGCATTTGATTTCTTTGCCCTGCTGCCACAATATTTGGCATGGTAAAAGCTGTGCCTTGCTTCTGATCGTCATGGCTCAAGAAGTATTCTACATTGTTATCGGCCTTTGCAATTTCAAATTCATCTGGTGAATATTCCCATTCGTACCGATTGCCGTTCTTATGTATTGATGGAGGAGCTACTACATACCCGCCATTTCCACGAATATCTACACCATCAATAATTCCAGCTCGGTTCTTTACTCTGCCATTTCCACGATAGTACAAATGGTACCCACCACGCCCTGTGATGGCTGTCCATGTTTCTGGGAAATCACCGTATTCACGCTGCCAATCTTCGAGTGAATGATACCCATCTATTCCGCGATCTTCATCAATGTCTAAATCAATTACAAATACATTCTGGCTAACTGAGCCAGTAGCAAGACCTATGTTTGCATTTGGGTATTTCTGCCACCAAGCTTTTATCTGGGCCGCGTCCGTAGTTGCATCCTTGCATCCATTCCTGGTAAGTGGAACTTTATCACGGTATTTTAACGGGAAGACAGCAAATCCTTTTTTAGCATATTCGATAGCCGCATCATACATACTCGGATATTCACTCATTGCTATCACCTGTGAGTTGAATCGAATTTACAGCCATCAAACTCACCCCTTTCAAGTCTTTCTTTTAAATCTCTGTATAAAATTTCTTTTATCAGTCTCCCGGATGTTTCTTCCTTGCAAAAAACCACATTCATGTTGTATCGGACCATCCATGCGATACTTGACGCTAAAAACGCATTGGAGTTGAATTTGCTTCGATATTTACCGTTCAAAAGGTTTTCCCAGCTCGAATTTTCGCAAATGAGATAAATTCTACACTTTTGATCTAGCGCCCGTTCAAACTCTCTTTTAAATCTCTCACGTCCTCTGGTAAAACATGCAGCTAATTCATCTAAATTCATTTTTCGTTCTACCACGCAGAATGGTTTAATTGTGCTATTGGTATCAAACAGTAACTCACCACTCGGCAATACTGCATTATAGGTGTAATCACCATAATCCAATGTTGCTCGACTATATGGAGCGGAAAAGGACTTATACCGCTTCTCCGCTCGCTCAGTCGCTTGTTCCCTGGAATCAACAAGAATCTGGAAAGACTTTAAGACTTCTTTTTGATCGAAAATATCCATTAGTTGAATGGCATCTCCTCATCGGTTCCATCTGGAATGCTCATGAACCCATCTGAATTAGCGTGTGAAGAATTATTGCTGCTTAAAAGTCTGTCTTTTGGAAGTCTGTAATTACCTGAGCGGATTTTATCGACTTTACAGAAGGCTGCCAAATTGGTAGCCTTTCCAATGCTTCCATCATTCTTTTCATATTCTCTTTCATTAAAAAGACCGCCGACAATTTTGCCTTTGAACTTCTGTTCATCCCAGTTAAAGTGGTATCCCAGATTGGATTCTTCAAGGGCTTCCGTAAATGTTTTAAACCGTCTCTTTGTCCAGTTATCTTTCTCTGATCCGTCATCATTCGGAATGTTCAGAAGATAATTACAGTGCCATTTCTTGTCCTCGCTCTGCTGAGCCTTATATTCTTTTGCGTAAAAACCTACGTATTCACCTTCTGCAATATCACAACTGATTTTTACATACTGACCTTTACTGTTAGTGCAAAGCTCAGCTCCAAGAATCTTTACAACATACCCACCTTTCGGAAGCACGTCATAATCTCCATAAGCCTGTGTTTTTTCATAATCTCCAAATCTTTTAATTGCCATGTTTTTATCTCCTTTTAAAATATTTATTATAGTCATAGCACATAGAAATAGCTTCTTCTTTACTCGAACATTTCCTGTACTCACGAATTGCTTTGTCACGGTATAATTGATGGATATAATGCGATTCACATCTTATCCGATAGGCGTACCGGCCTATTAAAAATACATACCAGTTTTGTTCTCTCATCAAAACTCCTTCATAACTTCAATGACCTTCGTAATATCATTCGGAATATATTCCTCTTCAAACGCTCCCAGTGGCGTTCTTGCAGTGTCGTTATGAGAAGTGGTTGAAAAACAATAGGTATTCTCCTGTTTCATTGATCTGAGCAACCAGTTGAATTTACTGTCGATATTGTTTTTCTCAGTTTTTCTACCATTGGTTTTAATTCTGGTAAACTCATAACCCGCGTCAGTCATTTCTGTTTGCGTGTGAAACAACAGGATCACTGTTAAATCGTCTCTGAGCTTTGACGGAATATCCACCAAGTCCCAGATGCTCGATGCGAGGTCCATCCACTTGTCATCTTTAATACATAAGTTTTCACTTATGATTGGACTATATCTTATTACATTTTATAGGAACTAAAATTGCATCAACTTTTGACCATCCCCTGTTTATTCTAGAAAATACATCACCGGAATTTATTTTTTTTATCCTGCACCATTCTGTTACTGTGTGACGCTCACCATCTATTTCAACAGTTTTATCAAAATTACTTTCATTGATAGCAATTTCAAAAGGAATATTTCTTCTTACAACACGGGCGCGCAATGTATCATAATTGATTCCTAATCTCCTAGACCATTCCTTCAATGTAAGGGTTTCTCCATCATGTGCGTACCATAATGTATTGCGTCTGTTTATGGGTTGATCTCGCATCGGAATCCATTTGCAATTTTCCGGACAATAATCTTTTCTTATATCAATCCTTTCAATGCTATAATCGTCTCCCGGAATTTTTCCCATATCTTCCAGAAATTGCTCGAAGCTGCTTTCCCATTCCTCGCAAACTTTTATTCCTTCTTTTTGATAATAGGAATCTTTATAACATTTAGAACTGCATCTTGATTTCATTGCTTTCCATATTCGATATTCCTTTAAGTTTTTCCTATTCATTTAAACCTCCTAAGAGTAAAATGTAACCCCTGCGCTTCGGGTAAATACCCTACTCTACTAACTAAAGTTGTGTCTTTGCTTTCGATAGTCTCTGAAGCTTCCTATAAAGGCTTGCCTGCTGATTGTCCAATCCATAATACTGTTACACTTTGGTGATTATGGCTCTAAGAAGTTTCCAGCAATTCACAGGGTTTTAAAAGAGCATGACTAAATAGCTAACCCTTTCTCTTTGCATCTCCTCATTTCGTCCGATACCATTAAATTATTTACGGTATCAACAACAAAATAATGAATATGTGGGGCTTTTTCCGCAATGTTTAAAAGATATTTGATTATGGTCTGCGGAAAACTAGTCTTTACATAATTGTTCTTATCAGTGGAATACTGATCTCTCCACCTTTTCCAATTCAGTCCTTTCCCGTCGCAATCACAGTAATAAGTTTCTTCTGGATTGAGATTGCGAAGGGATGTACTTTTACCACTCCCAGGTTCACCCATAATGCCGATTAAATTTGCCATAGCTAACACCCCACCTTGTCATAAACAATATGTTTGCTTCCTTCTATAATCAGAATGCTCGCGATCTGACGCATTGATAATGTACTTTCGTTGTAAATTTCTGTCAGCGCATTATACGCCTCGCCTGTTACTTTTACTGCTGCGTCTTTTTCAGTTATTGCCTGTTTCTTCCTTGCCGGAATATGGATTTCAAATTCGTTCATTGATACTTTCCTCCTTATATGATTTCTGAGCCGTTAAAAGCCCATTTAGAGCCTGCGCATAGCTTGCTAATGTTCTTGCCTTATATGATTCTTCAATTGGATTATCCGGAACTGTGGCAAGCTGTATGTCAATCAATCTCAGAACCTCATTAATTCTCTCATTCATGTTCATACCGCCTTGAAAAAGCAGTACAGGTTGTCTGAAGCGTCTCCGAACTTCTCTCCGTCGATGTCTTCAGCCTTGTGGTATTCCACATGGTCCAGAGACATATCACAGTTCTCATAATCCAAAATGTGATCCCCTCTGGACTGAAGCTCTCTGAGCAGTTCATTAATACATTCTGCTATCTCCAGACTGGGAAGAAGCTTCATAATTGCTATCTGTTTACTCATTTGGACACTTCCCATCGATCAGAAGCTCCAGTAAGAAAGCTTTGATTTTATTAAGTTTTTCACGACTTTCTTTCTCGAAAAACGGATTAAAAGATATACTCTGGTATAAATCCCATTTAAACACGCCTTCTGGGAGGTTAATATCTTCCTTCCTTTTGAGTCCACATACGTGCATGTCATAAATTGAATAGCTGAATGTGACACTTGCTGTCGGAACTTCATTCACGACTCTTTTACAGAGTTCGTAAATTTCATCAATCTCTTTCTCGAACATCTTCTTATCCTCCTTATTTCCTACTGCCAGTCTGCTTTCATCTGGCGTACTGCCCATGCTGCCGAGATACCGAAAAAGATGTTCAACCAGATAGGCACATCCACATATTTCCCGGCAAGCATGCAAACAGCAATTAGCATATACTCTTTCATTTTATTTCATTTCTCCTGCAATCCACGCAAGGTTGCTCGCTACCAGTGCGGCGGCTGTCACAATCCATGCAGTGAACCATCTTCTTGACTTTTTCTTACTTTCTTCGACAATTTCAGTCGCAAGGACTACTTCGATATCAGTCCATGTTGGCTGATTTTCGTTTCTAATTTCGCTCATATCTAGCTAATTTCTCCTTATTTTTTCTTATTTTGTCTTTACAATTAGCAGATAGAGAACTATAATGTATCTATCCACTAAGGCACTTTAGTGGGTGCAAAGCTCCGGGGTGGAGGCGTTATCTCCCTCCGGGGCACCTACTTATTAAGAGCAGCCTTGCCTTTCCAGACATGACCAGTTACTTCATAAACCTTTCTGGGACTTATAATGTAAGTAATTCGTCCACCGGAAAGGCTTTTTGCCGGCTTATTATTCTGCACAGCCACACCAATCGGCAACCATCCATACACAATCCCTGCTCGAATTGCTGTTACAGGGAGTCCGATCAATTGGCTTGCATCAGATACGCTCATACTCTCTGATGAGAACTCTGGCATCTGTGGAATGCCCGATATGATTCTCGCAACCTCTTCAGCAAATTGATGAACTTCTGCATTTTCTTTGATGTAAGTATCAACTTCGCTCATGTTCCCCTCCTTGTTAATTCGTGCTATACTCTCCTATGAAAGGAGGTGTTAAAAATGACTTACGATGAATTTATGTCGGTTATTAACTCTGATGTTGAAAGAATCCTGTCTGAAAATTCCATTAATATTGTTCAGAGTCTGCTACAAGGTCTGTCAGAAAGTGAGCCTTGCGTATCAAAAGAACAATTTCAAATCATCAGAAACGCCGTAAATACATCTATTCAGTCTTCTGTTCAAATAATGTTCGATTACCTAGATTCATTCGGAATGCTGGAGTACGAACACCTGACTGAGCATCACGAGCCGCCTGATCTAAGAGTGATTCAGGGCGGACGTTCGGACGCTGAGAAGAAATAATTTGTTGCTGGTCTTGAAGTTGCGATTCAAGACTGGCAGCTCTTCTTTCCAATGAACGAATCCTTTTTTCAAGTGATCTACTCATACATTTACTCCTTTCTTGTGATATACTCCCAGTAGAAGGGAGGTGATTAAAATAAATCAAATTATTTCAATTTTAAAATCGGCTAAAGAAATCATTACGTTTGAAAATGTTTCCTTTATGCTTGGGTTAATAGGGTCTGCTGGAACTGCTTGGCAATTATTTCAATCACGGCGTAATCTTCATTTGAGCTTACCTTATTTTGGATATAGCACAGAAAAACAACTGGCTTTGGCTTATATTCAGTTCGACAATCTCTCAAATTCCGCAATATCAATTACAGATGTCTCAATTGTTATTAACGGAATTACATATCCATGCAATAAGTTGCCAACTATCGTTGCTTCTTCAAACCGGAAAATCGGTGGAAAAACCGTTTCTTCCAGCAGCTTGTACAATATGTCTCTTCCGGTTTGTTTGTCTGGATATGGTGGAAGCAGCGGCTACTTTGTGTTTCAGATTCCATTAGAATCTGCTCCATCTGACTCCACACACCAGAGGTTTTTAATTTCGACCAGTCGTGGCTCGTCATTTCGAGCTGAATTGAAACCTGACCGAGAATATTTTCACTAATGATGCATTCTAACATTTGTTTTCACCTCCTTGCCCTGTCCTTATCCCTCAATGCGATTGCGTAACCCAAAGCCATCCGCAAATCATCTTCATTGAGGGATAGCAGAGCGGAGATGCCATCTTGTATAGAATCATATTCAGATTCTTCCATGCTTTTTGCTTTACTTTTCTCCTCTGCTACGCCAAGTATGTATCCGAGGTCAAAATCATCAACATATTTAAGTAGCGGAATCAATTTGAGTATGGCTTTCTGCTTTTCACTGATAGAAAGTAGCTTTCTAGGTATTAGCTTTGCAGATTCTACATTTTTTTGCTCATCTGCTCTTTTCTTTAATTCAAATACGGCAATGTCAAAAGAGATATTAAAATACTCTCTTCCCTGCGCTTCTGGAACCCTATTTCCATCAAATAACATGTGTATCTCACGTTCTAATTTAAAAGCATCTTCCATTTCGTCTGTTGAATAGATTCGATTTACCTTGTATGGAATCTGTGTTGCCCTCTGTTCGACATTTCCAGATACGCCGATTTTTACGAAATCACCACAATCCATGACATATACTTTACGTTTCAATTACTCACTCCTTTCCGTTCTGGCAACCTTGGTTCAAGAAACTTATCGGTTCCAACAGATAATGCTCCACAAATTAATTCATATTCATCGAAATCTAATCTGCGATTTCCATTGAGAGAAAGATTGAGCTTCTGAACAGGAATTCCAGTTCTGTTGGCAACAAATGTCTGCGTTATGCCGTTGCTTTCAAGGTATGACTTAATCTTTTTACCAACGCACATTCTTCATTTCTCCTTTCTATTTAATTTCGTTCTCATCGAACAATTATAGTATAACTTCGATTTATCCGAATGTCAAGAAGAAATTTCGAGAAAATCGAAATTATTTTATTGACAGTCCGAAATTTTTATATTATTATTATTTATGAAGGGAGGAAACGATAATGACATTTGGCGAGAAAATCAAGCAAGCCAGAATAGCAAAGAAGCTGACCCAGAAGCAGCTTGCAGAAAAAATTAATGCAAAGCATAATTCAATTAGTGACTGGGAAAAAGATAAGTGCAGGCCAGATATGGACACTATCGAGCTTCTATGTGGCGTTCTGGAAGTAACGCCGACATACCTCATGGGTTCTAAAAGCGATGACGATTATGCAACCATAATTGGAAATCTTATGTCAGAACCTGACATCTTAGACTTTATCGAGGAATACAAAGCACTCGATAAAGAAGATAAGAAAGCAATAAAACAAATAGTTTCATCGCTAAACAAAAGGAGCAAGGGTTAATCCCCTTGCTTCTTTGATTTTAGATATTTGATAAGAATCGTATAGACAAATTTTAACTTGCCCTCATTTTCAGTATTCTCTATCATTTCAATAATTTCCTTCTTATAATCCATAAGCAACCCTCCCTGTCACAACTACCACCTACACTACAATATATGTCCGATCTGTGGGAAATAGAACCGAACATTAGTTCGTTTTTGCTATTATACCACCTATCCCGACTCTTGGCAACTGCCAATGATATACATGGATTTTCGCCATTTCATACATAAATTTTGCAATCTCAAAGAAAATTATGCTTTCGTAGAGGAAAAATGCGAGATTGCAGACTTTCCCACTACCACCGTCTGTATGCGGATACTTCTGGACAGAATTGTCCTGACATACCATATATGAATGAACTATCTGCATATCTTTCTGATTATTATTGTTGGAAATTATCTTTTGTGGGGTATGTACAAGACTAAACACCTTATAGATCAGCAAGAGAAGTACAAAACACTTAAAACATTTCTTTTTCATCTAAATCACTCTATTTCATTCTAAATCTTTACAACGCGTTCTCAAAATGATAAAATAAAAATACCACATATAACCGTACTTTACATAACATAGCAAAATCAGCGGTACAAAATACATAATCCGCATGAAAAGTGCGAAGCGTGGCGAATAAAGCTATTAGGAGGAATGATTCCATGAACAAGAAAAAGGCTGTCGCAATGTTCCTGACTGCTGCATTTACTTTGACTTCTTCTGTTCCGGTTCTGGCAGACGGGAAAGACATTACCGTTACTGTTCCGAACTACGGATTTGAAGAAGATGATGATACTTCATCAGTACCAGAATCAAAGGAAGCTGTTGTCAATGAGGATGGCTCTACAACTTACACTCTTACAAAGAAGCAGCAAAAAGAATGGAAAAAGGCCGTAAGATCCAATTTTGATGATTATATCAAAGATATCCTGGATGACGATACTAATTATCCAAACGTTGAGGATATCACATACAATAATGATATGACTGAGTTCGAAATTGATCTTGCTACTACTAATATAGCACAATCTGAACTCTTCATTGGATACATCGCACTGTTCACAGCTCCAGTGTATCAGCAGGTGAATGGGGTGGCCGAAAAAGATGTTGATTATAAGGTCACAGTCAAAGACTCCTCAACTGGCGAAGAGACTGTAACAACTTATGCAGAAAATAAGGCTGACTGGGAAAGCCTCAATGATTCTTTCACCATGTACAGTGAAGATACGCAAGAATAACCAAACGGAGGAATAACAATATGGCTAAGAAAATCAAATGCCCACGTTTTGGATGCGGCAGTACTGACGTTGAATATCTGTCGGGCAACCAGAAAACAACTCTTAACTTAAATCCGCTGCATCCTTTTACTCTTGTCAACACGAAACCAAAGGGAAAACAAACATTCAGATGCAAGAAATGCGGACGGGTATTCGAAGTAAAACTTTGAGAGGACTATATGAAACACGTACTTAACTTTTATAAAAAACACAAACTTGCAGCATTTTTTACAGCCTTGTGGTTTTTATTTATGACGTACATCACTGTTTCTGGATTAAGAAGTGGAAACGCCCAAGGCCCTGTCGAAGTAGGCTCGGGAATCTTCGCAGGAATCATCATGTTCATTCCCGCAGCATTGATTATTGCTGCATTATCGGCAATGCTGTCAAAGATAATTGCCACTTTAAGTGAAATCGTACATATTAACGGAACTGATAACGATGGTTTAGCTGACCCTGTTATTCCAGAATATAATTATCACTCTCAAGAGGAACAGTATGGCTGTCAAGAAAAACCAATTATACTTACACCTGAGACATTCCCGGAATTGGTTTCCGAACCAGAGCCGGAAATCCCACAACTCCCAGTATATGATACAATGGAGGGACACGATTTCGAATACTATTGCGCTGATCTGCTTCGCAATGATGGCTTTTATAATGTAGAAGTCACACAGGGAAGTGGCGATCAAGGGATTGATATACTGACAGAGAAAGCCGGAATCCGATATGGGATACAGTGCAAGTGCTATTCGAATAATATTGGAAACAAAGCAGTGCAGGAGGCATTTGCTGGAAAGACGTTCTATCATTGCCACGTTGCGGCAGTTCTGACAAATAGGTATTTTACCCGTTCTGCGAAACAACTGGCAGAAAAAGACCAAGTACTTCTCTGGGATAGAGACGAACTTGAAAGACTCGTAGAAAACGCTGGAAGCTAAATAAAAAAAACCGCCCCGGTATTGGCGTACCGAGACGGCGTTTATACATCTCCGAAGAGATGCTATATTCTGGCAAAACATATTGTATCATCTTCGGAGCAGTCGAACAAGACAGAAAATTTGTTCGGCTGTTATTTTTATACCTAAAAACAGCTACATAAAGAAAAGAGGAATAAAAATGGCGAAGAAAAGAAAGAAATATCCAAAGTTGCCGAATAATTTCGGCTCTATCCGGTATCTTGGCAAGAACCGGAGAAACTGCTACGCAGTGCACCCGCCGGCAACGATCGACGCAACAGGAAAAGCGATCCGTCCACCTGCGATCTGCTACGTTGACGATTATCTGAAAGGATTCGCTGTCCTGACAGCTTACAAAGCCGGGACGTATAGACCAGGGATGGAAAAGGATTTATCCGTATCACTCGCCACCGACACAGATGCCCTTGTGAGCCGTATATTGGCTGATTACGGCACGATAAAAGGAGTAGAGGACAAACATCCAGAGATTAAGAAGCTGACGTTTAAAGAGGTATATGAGCAGTTTATGAAATGGAAGTTTCCTGAAGGAGCGGTCTACTCGGAAAGTTCAAAGGGAACCTACGCGGGAGGATTCAGGAATTCGGCAGCTTTGCACGACCGAGTATTTGAAGACATAAAAGCCCCAGACATGCAGGCGGTGATCGATGAATGTCAACTCAAAAGAGCCAGCCTAGAGAACATCTTAATATTGTTTAAGCAAATGTACAAGTATGCTGTTTATGCTGAAATCGTAACAGAGAACAAAGCTCAGTATGTCAAGATCAACGTCCCCGAGGATGATGAACACGGAACCTCGTTCACTGACGAAGAATTATCAATTTTGTGGGAACACTCTTCTACTCCAGATGTTCAGTCAATCTTAATCCTATGCTACAGCGGATGGCGAATTGGAGAGTTTCCAAAATTAGAGATTGATCTAGAACAAAAATACTTCAAAGGCGGGTCAAAGACAAAGGCCGGAAAGAGCAGGATCGTGCCGATTCATCCGTCAATATATGACTTTGCAAAGAACGTAAAATACAGCGAATTATATACTTGGGGACAGAATAAATACAGAAAAGAGCTGTTTTATCCCACACTTGAAAGATTAGGAATTTCTGGAAATCCAAAACACACACCGCACGACTGCCGGCACACTTTTTCTGCACTGTGTGAAAAATATGGCGTCCGGGAGAACGACCGGAAGAGGATGCTGGGACATTCGTTTGGGAACGATGTCACGAATGCTGTGTACGGTCACAGGACCCTGGAAGAACTTCGAACAGAGATTGAAAAAATAAAAGTTCCATTTGTGACTAACTGTGACTAACCGTTCCTTTTTAAAGTGATTTTATTCAGCCTAAATTAATCCATTAAAAGTCTGCAAACCCGCATAAAACAAGGGAAATGGCAATTTTACTGATACTTTTAAATAATGAAAAAACTAACTAATGGTTAAAAGCACGTTTGAGCTGATTGACTCAAAACGCCCTATTTTCAAGGGATTTCAGCTTTTTATAATTTCAAAAATGTGACCAACGTGTGACTAACCAGAATATTCTTATCATTCCGAATATGATGCAATATAACTTAAAAGCCCCATGGAAACAAATCCCTTGGGGCTTAAATTTTATACTTTTTAGATCGCGATCAAGTCTTTCCAAGTCGCAGGGCCGCATACGCCGTCTACGGCAAGAACCTCTTTCCTGGATTCCTGGTAGGCTTTGAGGGCATAGATGGTGTTGGCATCTGCTTTCCGGGTAAGTTTCAGGGCTTTGCCGGTTTTTCCCTTAAATCCTCTAGCTCTTAAAATCTCCTGAAGCAATAATACGGATGTGTTTTTGTCTCCTGCTTTTACAGTTTTTGGTTCAAACATATATTTACCCCCTGTAGGTGTTGTCGGTTTAACTGCTGGTTTGTCGGTATCAGTAGTTAATGCAGTAAAGTCAATACCATTACCCGTAAATCTCAAACGGTGAGTCCATCCATGACTATACAGATACCACGGCTGAGTTCTGATCTCATTTCCAGAGTTGTCCTTTGTGTCCGTCGTTCCCTCGGAGCTTCTGGCATGGACAATGTTGTCCTTACCAATCGCCATTGCTACATGATGTGTAGTGTTGAGTTCCAGATCGCCTTTGATCATCTGCGCATGCGCTGTCTGATTTCTGGCCACGACCTCAAACCCGCAGTTTAACATTTCCAGCATATTGCCGGTGTAGCTGCAGTGCTCCTTCAGATACCGCGCCTGCTGCGTCAGTCCGTTCTTCATGAGTGCGTAGTAGTAGGCAGTCAGAGTCAGAGAGCTGCAGTCGAAAGATTTCGGTGCGTCGATTTTATACAGGCTTCTGATTCTCTGGCTGTATCCATGGTCATTATCGTTTGCGATCTTCACTGCAAAGTCCACTGCATCATTTCGCACATTCTGAATGATCTGTTCTTTTGTCTTTGCCATTTCTACGTCCCCTTTCTTTTCTTCATCCTTGTAATCTTTGTAAAATACATTCCGGTCTACATTTCCATTGATTCCAGGAATCTTGGCCTTGGAGCTGTACTGCCAGCCGACGCCGAAGTCTGGGCGGAGACGTTCCTGAAGCCATCCATCATCATTTGCCGGGTAACGTGCAATCCAGAAGTCGTATTTCTTCAGATGACTGCAGATCACGTTCATATACCAGTCCACGTTGCAGTAGATGCCGAACTTATAACCCGCTGCTGTAATGATCTTTTCAAAGGCTTCTGCCATCTTATGTATGTTTTCTGCTCCCAGGCTTCTCTGGTTGTTGTATTCCAGATCCAGCCATACGGGATACTGCAGTTCTCTTCCATTCAGGACAGAAACTACTTTTCTGGCTTCACTCTGGATCTCTGCGATGGTCATTGCATATGAGTACTTATATACGCCTGTTGGAATATTGTATTTCTGGCATTCTGTGTAATTTCTTTCGAAATATTTATCCGTTACGTTTCCGGCTTCTGTGATCCGAAGAATGGCGAAATCCATTCCGTAGGCTACCACTGTCTTCCAGTCGATCTGTCCCTGCCAGGCAGAGACATCAATTCCTTTGGCTTCCAATTCACTCACCTCTTTCTAATCTTTCTATCCTTTTATTAAGGCTGTTAATAGTTTCTTGCTGGTCTTGGATTAGCTTCATCATTGCCGGAATCATAGTTCTGTAGTTCCAGTCTTCCACCTGACCTGATTCGTTGATCATTGCACCTTCCGGGAATGCATCATACACGTCTTCTGCGTAGAATCCTGGAAGCGGTTTTCCTTCAAAACGGTCACCCGGTGCCAGATACCCTTCATTATACTCAAACCACACGACCGGGATGTCTAAAAGTCTTTCGGCTTCACTTGAGGTCATGTTCTTAACATGTTTCTTGTATCTTTTCGATGATGAACTTAATTTGTAAACATAATTGTTATACAAAATAAGTGTTGATCCTGATGCGTTACTTGTCAATCCAGAAATAGCGAGCATCCCGCTTGGGTCAGTTATTCCCGAACTATCTGTAGCATTTTTGCAAAAAATATGCAGTCCATATTTAACGCAACAAGCAGTATCGCCATCTGTGCTTTGAGAGAACACTGAATTCCCAATTTTTAACCGACCATCTGAATAAAGCCGTATGTTACCGCTCTTTGATTGTATGTAGTTTTCTTTGATAGTCCACTGCGCAATTGATGCCGCAACCGCATATAAGTCCTCTACATTCAGCTTGTCTGCTGCTACAGTCTTTCCTTTTATATACGTTCCGTTCAAGAACAACTTATCATCAACATAAGTCAGTAGATCACGAGTGCCGTTATGCGTCAAAAGATTAAAGATCTGCTTTTCCGTCAGCTCTGTGTCATTGATGATTGGGATTGTTACTGTTGCAAGTTGAGGATTACCCAGATTAATGCTTCTGAAAATATACCGAATCGCCGTTACATCTGATGCAATTGTGGAAAGGTATAGCGTATACTGTCCATCGTCTACATTCATGTTTTTTATAGTGCTGAACGTAGAGCCGTCCGTTGTCGTCTGGACAAGGATGTTGGACTTTCGCAATGTTTTATTACTTCCCGAAACAACGTAGTTCTTGAAAAGTACAGTTTCTGGCACATAAGTTTCATCTGCGGTTCTCATTATTACGGTTGTATCCGTTTCAATAACATAAGTTGTAGCTGAATCTCCTTTGTCTCCTTGCTTCCCTTGTTTTTGTTTTGCAATTGAAAACTGTTTTGTAATAGAAAATGTCTTATATTTTACAACAAAGTTCACATGTCCAGTATCAGCTGATAGTCCGGTGACGGTATATTTATGGTTCTTTTCATCCCAGGTTCCAGTAACGTTATCTTCGGTTATGGTATACGATGCATCATTAGTTACATTTTCAGCACCATACATAACCTGCACGGTTGTGCTACATTCAGGAAATGTTGTGTAATTTCCATCCGCATCCGTCACTATTGCTTGATATTCATTTGACAGTATTATATTCAGTGTGGTCAGCTTTTGAGCTTCTTCTATCGTTTTGTCCGCTATAGCTTCATCGAGTGTTTTATTGTCTGACAGAAAAAAAGCTGTCGGCTGGATAAACACTTGTCCTTTTTCGTTTATATAAAATGTTACGGTGCCATCCTCTGTTGAAACCCTGAGATTTTTCGCATCAATGAACTTTCCGAGGAGCTTTCCGGTATTGATGTAATCTGCATTAATGCCCTCTGCATACAAGATTTTTGTGATTAAATCGCCTGTCAGTATAAAACCGTAGGGATATGTCTTACCACCGTCATTCGACACTCCGATAGCTTCCGCGGTAAATTTAATAATAGTCTTAGATTCTTCTAGCGTCGGTTTATCGTGTAAATAAGTTATTGTACTCCCGTCCTCTTGAAGCACAGGTGTTTCATACAGACCGGATGCATTTTTCATGGCTTCTTCCAGTTTTCCGACAGCCAATTCCCTTGCGTTTTTCTCTACTTCAACAAGCTTTTTGGCCTGGATGAGCGTTTTAAGGGCGTCAGAATTATACGTGCTGTTACCTCTGATAGGGCTTTCGGCCTGTGTTCTTACTGTTGTTGCACCATTTAATCCACTTGCAACATAAGTAATAGGAGTTATATATACGTTTTCTTTACGATCATAAGTCCTTGCCATATCTCCGAATTCAATGAGCGGATTATATAACAGATCCCCTTCCATGCTTCGGAATTGCTTTCCAATCAGCGAAGCACCTATCCATTCTGCCACAACCGGCAACTGATTTGCCTGTAACAGAGTGTTTTCTATTTGCAAAACGTATTCGTTTGATCCATATTGATAAGATGCATCACCACTTTTCACTTGTATACCTGTAATAACAATGTTATCCGTTGAAAGTGTAGGCGCTGACAGATAGTCTCTTAATCTCTGTGGGGCATTAACGCCCTCGTTAAGATACAGAAATCCATCTGGATCTATCATCCAGTCTCCTACCGGAGATATGTAGCCACTTGAATCAATGGCGGAGCCGCCACCAAATTTAAGGAATCCTTCAGAATCTACAGTCGGGGCATTGTCAACATTTACGCCTGAAAAATCCCATTTCACAAGCTGTAAATACCCGGCATTGTCAATTCTGGCGTTAGCAGATTCTATCATCGCAATGCATCCGATAACGTTTCTGAACGTCATGCCGTCAGGCACTGACTGAATCGGAAATGTGGCATGCTCCATCGCACCAGATCCAGTCCCCAATGATATATCGCATCGTTGACAAGCGTCTTGCAACACTACATAAGCGTCCTGAGGAAACGCAAGACTGGTGGTATATGTTTTGTTTACCTTGTACATATCATCTAATGCAGTTAGCTCAACATCTTCACCATATTCCTCTGGTGTGGTGACAGTAAACGTTCCTCTATTAATAGTCTCAGTAGTGCCATCATCCAATTCCATTTTAAGTTTTACTCGGAGTTTCGCACCATAGAAGTAATAATTCTTCCACTGCTCTTGCGAATTATCCAAAGACAGCTGTAGAGATTTACATACAGTTTGTCCGACAGGAAAGGAAGACCCATCTACGCCATCTACAATGTCGTTCCCGGAATTTAAGATCTCTTTATTGACTGTTTTGACTGTTCCATCAGGAAATGTAATGTCTACCTCTTCAATGACTGGATACCCTTCTGCTATTTTCTTCTTAAATGCATTACTTACATTAATCAAGATGATTCACCCCCGTCATGTTGAAAGATAGCTCGGATACTATTTTACCGTCTTCAGATAATTCACCAATTGTTATATTTCCAGATTTTCCTACATAGAACGGATCGTCGCGCCATGCCGCATGGTAAAGCGAATAATGATGTAATGTAAATGTTTTCCCTTTCGCAATAATCCGCAAAATTTCCGTGACTTTACCTGCCGGAATGTTCTTTGCAGTGTATCCATATTGTTCTACGGTAAAAAGCGGTGTAAACCGTCCGTCACCGTATTGTGTTCGGTTACTTCCTTCTGAATATGTAGTAGCAAATGAATAAGGCATATCTTTGTCAGGCTGCCAGATGGCAGTACCGTTCATTTTTATCATTTCTTTTGCCAATACTGCCACCTCCTATGCCAACTCAAGCGGATTCTTTCCACTGTATTCCTGTCTTGCTTTTGCTTCTTTAATAAATTCATCAAACAGCACTCTCCTGTTGATCTGAGCCGTGATACGAATGTCCCTATTTCCTTGCTGATTTCCAAGCTCATCCCGGATTATCTGCCGGATAAGGCCCTCAGGTGCTTCAATGTTATTTCCTTTCTTCTGGTCACCAAGCACAGCCAAAAATTCACTTCTAGGTGGAATAACTGCACCTTTTGCTAGATACGGAATAGTCGGTACTCGAGGAAAACTTGCACTGAATCCAATTGTTTTACTCCCAAATGGCGTAGGTACTTTCCAAGGACCAAACGAAAACGCAGATTCGATGCTGCCAATGGCACTATTTACGGTTCCAATTGCACCATTTACGATGCCAATGACCTTATTGAAAACATCCCGGATTGTATCTTTAATTCCTCCAAAGATTTCTACAACTTTATCTTTGGCAGATGTAAACTTTTCTACGATTCCATCTTTAATTTTTCCAGTAAAATCTCCTATTGTTGACCACATAGCGTTCCATTTTTCATGGGCATTTGACCACATATTGCTCCAAATTGTAGAAATTTTATTGCCTAAATTACTCAATGTACGAGTTACCGTTTCGCCTAAAGCACGGGTCTTTTCGATCACCCAATCTTTGAGTTTTGTTGCAGCTTCGCAGATTTTATCCCAGTTTTTGTATAACAGCACGCCGACCGCGATAGCCGCTCCAATTGCGACAGCAAATATTCCACCAGTTCCAAGAGCTGTTGCGATAGCTTTAATTCCACCAATGATGCCACCCGAGCCAGTCATCAAGGCTATAAGACCTTTTCCATACAACATAATTGTGCTGATACTTCCGCCAATGCTCGACGCTAATTCTGCTATTTTTGCAGCGGCAAATGCCCCAATCAAAGCCGCACCGAATGTCTCAATGATTGATTGGTGATCCGCAAAGAATCCTGCCAAATCAGACACTAGGTTAATCACTGTCGGGATTCCCGTTTCAATAATCCATGTCAACATCGGAAGAACAATATTTTTGTAAATCCATTCAAGAACATTTCCAATGGATTCTAAAATTGGTGCAAATGCACTGGTTAAATTACTGATAGATTCCAGTAATGGATAGAAGTCCAAGTTCGCTGCCCATGTCGCCGTATCCTCTGCAATTTTCTCAAAAAAATGCATAACCACCACAAGGGCATCTGCAATGTTCTGGATAATCTGTGTTCCGACATTGTTCTTGTTCCACGCATCGGCAAAGCCGGATGCAATGTTACCGATAGTCTTAAGCACATTCTGAGCAATCTTAAGCATAGTCGTAAGCATTGTCGTACCTGTTCCATTTGTCCAGACCTCTACAAGGCTTTTGCCTACACTCTTGGCGAGCTTTGCAATTCCCGACAAGGCAATGTTTGCCGCATTAATGGTATTCTTACCCTCTTTTTTCCACGCATCCTGAAATGGTTTCCAGAGCTTCTTGAGCAGATCAGCAAGCTTCTTAGCAGAATCACTGATTTTGTCAAGTGCTGTTTCACCCTCTGCAAGATTGCCGTAGTCCACATTAGCAGCTGTGCCAGAAATACCGGATCCTGTTCCACTACCACCAGATGTGGAAGGAGTGGACGTACTTCCATCAGATGTAGCCGATACCTTGGAGATTTCATCCAATGTAGAAAGATAGTTTTTTGTTTCTTTATTTGCTTTTTTCGTAGCTGTTGCATTATCTTTATTGGCATCTGCCAATTTCTCTGCATTGTCCGCTGCCTGTCCATACTGATCTGCTGTATCTGCGATCGCGCCTGTTCCGGCAAGCCCTGCTCCACTTCCACTTGTCTGACCTGATGATTTCTTACCAGTAATCAGTTCTGTGAAGCTTTTAAATGCATTTGCCAGAGTTGCCAGCTTACCGAGCAGAATGTTGATTACTTTCAGAACAGGCGTAAAAATATTAATCAGTCCCTGTCCGACTGTTGCCTTGAGAGATTGCAGCTGTAACTGCATTACCCTGACCTGGTTCGCCCAGCTGTCTGAAGTGCGAATGAAGTCTCCAGATGCAGCTGACAGCTGTTTCTGTACAAAAGCCAAGCGGAGGGCGACTTTCTCCTGTTCGGTCATTTCAGATGTAGTCTTACCATAGCCATTAGCCAGTGCGTACTGGTCAAGTGCCGACTGGCTCATTACCACGCCAAGATCCTTGAGTGTTTCCGTTTCGCCCGTAAACACTGATTTCAGCTTGATATAAGCCAGGTCCTGACTGATGTTATAGAACGATGCCACGTCACCAGTCAGCTGCGTCAGAGCTGTTGACATGTCATAAGCCTGCGCCTCTGAGAATCCGAACGACTTAGACATTGCTCCGAACGTGCCGACATACCGTTTAGCCATGGTTTCAGATAAGCCCGCAGAAGTCATGGCGTTCTTTGCGAATTCATTGACCTTATCTGACATGGTGGTAAATGTAACATCGACCACGTTCTGAACTTCTGCCAGATCGGAGCCGAGTTCCACGCACTCTTTTCCGAACTGCACTAACTTGCCAACTGCAAACGCTCCGCCAATTAGCAGACCGATTTTTTTTACAGCACTCCCAAGGCCGTTAAATGACTGTTTTATAGCTGATACGCCATTTTGGACACCGGTTGTATCCATTCTGGTATCAATAATGACTGAGCCATCAGCAGCCATGTGTCCACCTCCTAACTATTTGAGGTTCAACATCTCATTCAGCGCATCTTTATACGCTTGCTCCTCGTCGCTGAGACGTGTTTTTATATTAATAATGCTCTTATTTTCCTGATAAAATTTCTTTTCCCATTTGTCGAGCTTTTCACCCTTTGCCTTTTTTGACCGGATTCCAACAACTGTGTTGAATAGGCATTCACCGGATTCCATGAAGTACCCAAAAAACGTCCACCAGTGCATATATGGCACTGCTCTGATTTCTTTACCGGCAACTTTGTTCACAGCCGGCACGATCATGTCTCCGTCTTGCTCCCAGTCCATCAAACGGGGTTTAGGGTGGTTCGGATTATTGTCAGATTGTCCACAGTCGATAAAATCCGATGCTTTCTGGCAAGCTTCATCCAGACACTCAGCCGGTATACTCTGCCAGTCCTCAAACAGAATCTGTAACATAACAACTGCTTTTGCCTGTTCGTCCAGTTCCGGGTCGTTCATGGCAATCAGAATGTCGATTATTGCTCGAAAATCTGTCCTGATAGAAAAATCCACCCCACTTATGTTTAGTGAGGTGGGAAGCTCATAGGCGGTCATTTTGTATACTTCTCCGTATGCTTATTGACTGCTGCCTGCATTTTCTTCTTTCTCTTTTCGATTTCCGGTGCGATTGCTTCTGCGATTTTATCAAGTACGATATAAGCGAATACCTGGCCATTTCCAAAAACAGTAGTCGCCGTGATCGGCTCTTTGAACAGGTCTTTTGATGCTTCATATCCGAGCAGGTAGTTGATTTTGTCTTCAATCTGTTTGTTCAGTTCAGCCATTTCTTTACTAGAAGTGACTTTCTGGATAGAATCTTTGAGCTGTTCAAAGTATTCTGCCAGTTCCTCCGCACGTGCTGCTACATTAATGTCCGTCGGGTTCAGCTTAAAAGAAGAAAAGACTTCGTCTTCATTATTTGTGAATGTAAAAATGAGAATTCCATCATCAATTTTGGTGTTAATTACTTTTGCCATTTAGCACGACCTCCTTGTATACGTGTTTATTCGCTATCGGCTGTGAATGTGCCGGAACTGATATCAAACTTTCCTTTTACGCGTTCGCCAACGTAGTTCACAGTAAACGGAATCTGATATCCAGATGTATCACCGCCGTAGGAAGTCGGCACAACGTAGCAGTCCTGCTGATATGCTTCATACTTGCCTGCTGTAGCTTCTGTCCAGAGATGAACCTCAACTGCTTTTGTTTTAAGGTTGTCGTCTTTGAGGCGTCCATCAACAATCTTCTGTAACGCCGTAAACAGATCAGAAGTAGTGTCTGCATAGAATGGATCAGCGTCAGAAGAAACTTCGTAGCCGTTATGTTTAAATGTGGATTCTCCAAGAATGTTTTTAGATGTTTCGGTGTCTGGATTGAGTTCTACATTGTACTCTTCCAGATCTTTGCCAAGACGCTCATATTTCGGTGTCAGTCCTCCGCAGAGGGAGCCTGCATCGATGTAATGAGCCATATATTTACGGTCAATTTTTCCTGTAACTGGCATAGAAATGTCCTTTCTGCCTATAACTTTTAAAAGGCTGTGTAGGTTAGCGACTATCTCATATTGATAGCCGGTTGTTACTTGTTATATTACCTCATAAGTGTTTTCGTAGCGTACTGACAATGGCAATAGCCAATCCTGTACGCCACTTTCCTGTGGCTCTAAACCATAGGAGTTATCACGGGTGATACGTTTTATCACTCGCCCCTGTGAAAGCTCTGGAAACGCATTTAAACGTGTCTCAGAGCCGTTTATGACAACTGGTTCCCGGCATATCCATTTGCCGAGATTGTCAAGGAACTTCTGAACAGATAACTTCTGCCTCTCCTTGTCGGATGCTGTTCGGTATACCACATAAAATGGGTACTGACATACCTGGTGCATTACGCCACAAACATCTTCTTTTTCTGAATAAATCAGTGCCCCGTTATCTGCTGAGAACGCAATTCCTGATTCCTTGCCAAGTTCTTCAAACTTGATTGTTTCATTTTCGTACAGCCCCGGATACTGATTCAGAAGTGCTTTCATGGCATCTGTCAGAATCTCATATCCAGTTGCATCTTTTCCGATAGGTTTATCTGCCATGCCTGCCACCTCCTGCCTGCGCTTTTACTTTGCGAATCCACGTACTACCATATTGCCGTTTAGCGGCATCGAACCACTTTGCCTGTGCCTGTGGGTGAGCCTGTTTGGTGTATTCAAGATTTTCCTTTGCGGCTGTTTGACCAGAAAACTGACTGACAAGAACTTTCTTTGCTCCACGTCTTGCGTAGGGACTTCCAGTTGCTTCATCAACCATTCCTTTCCCCTCGTACAGAAAACGTCCATAAGGAGCCGCCGCCGCACATACTTTCCCAGTTCCTTGTAAGGATGTGCTCTCAATTCTTGTTCGATTAATAAAATTTCCGGTAATCATCGGCATAAACGGCACCATACTGTCCATAACCATTCCATCAAGGAGATACTGGGCTTCTTGATACTGTCTGGAAAATCTATCCATATTCAGTTTGATTTTCATATCTCCATCAACTACAGAGAATCCTTTGAAATGATGAATTTTACTCATATTACTTACCCAAAATCTCAAAATGTGGAATCAGTGTATACGGACCACCTGTACTGGTAATCTTAAACACGTTATCCTTGTTCTCGTTCATGTACTGATAGAATCCGCTCCGGTAATCACTGTCAGTTATTGTTCCACCAGTCCACTCACCTTCCCAGAAAAACGACTCATCCGAGAATGTGATAGTATCTTCCAGAGCGTTGTTAATTTGTCTTTTCCACTCTTTTGGCGGCCCCCATGGAAGAATCTTACCATTCTTGTCAGCAATGGTTATATCACCGTTCTGGACAGTATAACGGATGTGTAACTGTGCGTTGTCAGTTGCGTCTGGTCCGTACTTCTTGAGGATTGCTCCTTTGTCAGTAATGAGGTCAACGCCGGATAAAGCATGAGAGTACCAGTACGCATCTCCAGTTGTTTTGCTTTCATAATAGTTGAAAACTGTTACCGTTTTGCTATACATGATACCCTCTCCTTAATATTATTCTTTCTGCACTGTCTGCTTAATAACCTGATTCACACCAGTAGCCGACAATCCGTTAAACATACCGACCGCAACTGCTGTTATATAATCCGTTGCCGGGAAATCCGGGATAACTCCCATCCCGACAGCTCCGAGAATCCCACCAATAACCGCCATGATTACTGGAATCCATTCATCAGAGATTCTTTTTGATGCCTTACAGCCCATTCCTACGATGTAGCAAATCATAACGATTGCTATACATGAGCCTAATGTTGAAATATCCATAATTTTCACCTCACATCTGGAATACCAAACTGTTTGTATGTACCTGTAAATGAAAACTGTTTTCCACATTTACAGCAAGTTTCCGTAATGGTGCAAGTCTTTTCTTTGTCATTACATTTTGATTCGGCAGGACTTTTGAATTTATGCCCGCCAGTTAAAAAGCACATTACTTTATTCATATTAATTACACTCCTGCATACAAAACTGGTATTCCATCATCCGTCCTTACTCCCATCAGAAGCGGTAAAGCTGTCTTAAGAAACAAGTCGTTCGTTTTCTGCGCATCCCCGGCGGCGGCATATACCGCACTCCATTCCTTTGCGCTCGCTCCAATCTGCTGTGGTGTGGCGTAAGAGATGGATTCACTGCCAGAGCTTATAGAAGTTACGATTCCGGTGTTCTTATCACCAGAATCTTCCTTGCTGTTTATCAGCTGAACATTGCCACTTGCGTCTGATACAAGTCGAGCATTTACCTTGCTGTTTTCTGCTGATGCTCCTCTTACTAGCTGAATGTTTCCATCACCATCTGTTACTAAACCGTATTCACCGGGTCTGGTCGATACAGAGGAGCCGTTCATGGTGGCGTAAGAAGTTGCATTTTTCTCGGCAAGTTCCAGCTGATACATTAATTCAGCTAATGAACAGACCGCCTTTTTGATACGTTTCTGTGAGCGTTCGTTTGCCGGAAGTCCGTCCACCAACCTGTCAAACGTTATTTCGTCCACAAAATCACTGGCTCTTTCTGCCAGTCGTGGAAAGTCGGTTTCTGGCACGACTGAACCGAAAAATGAAGTTGTGTAAAATTCATAATCTGCATAAGCCATGCCAGTTACCTCCTACATTTATGATTTTGCTGTTACGCTTGTACTTCCGGAATTCAGTGCTTTGTATGTTCCGTCGCACTCAACCACTGTAATCTTCTGTCCGGTTGCTGCCTTAACATCAGCTTTTCCGTCCCATGTAGTCCAGTTTCTGAGATTCTGTCCATAAGTCACAGCTGTTTCAGACGCACCAACTTTGTATTTGTATACATTGTTAACGTTTTCTTTAGCCGGATTTACAGTGATTTTTGTATTTCCGGTTGTTGAACCTGCCGTAGATGCTACTGTCAGAGCGCCGAGTGTTGGTGTCTCATCAATGGTGATTACTGCGATTGCGTCAATGTACTCTGCAAAAAGAGTAAGTCCCATAACCGCAAACGCTTCGGACACGGCGGTGTGGTAGTTTCCCTGAGTGTGGAATCCGATCAGGTTTGTCTCACCAGATACGGTGTATACAAGACCTGCTCTTGCAAAGTCAGATTCGTTCGGGTCAACATAGTACAGAACGATGTTCTCAACAGGAGTTGCAATAACCTGTCCTCTTGGAATCTCACTGTCAGATAACAGGAAGATAGTATTGAATCCCATGAAATCTTTCATATACTGAAATCCGAACTGGTTCTGAATAGTGATCTCGGCTGCTCCGAGATATTCATATACGTCCAGAATGTTGACAAATCCAACAACGCCAGTCACGTTTCTGTGCATCTGCTTAAATTTGTTCTCAACACGGCCTTTAGCCATTGCCAGAGCCATCTGGAATGTTGTTTCTGTGGAAGTAAGTGTACCGGTTTTCAGATAGTCATAGAATCTGCCGGTAACATCAGTCTGAAGCTGGAAAAGGAATTCATCATCGGTCATCTGAACGGCATTCTCATAACCGTGATCCTTGATTGCTTCGATAGATACAGCCTTTGCGTACTTCTCAATGCTCATTTCTGCATAAGGCTTTTCTTTTACAACGAATTTGCTGTAAGGGATTTTCTCACCCTCACCAACATTTCCACTCTGCAATGTGCCCTCTGCATATTTTGATTTAAGAACCGCTCCGGGTGTCTTTTTGATAGGTCTCATGATACCCAGAATGTCACGTAAGTGCTGCCAGTTTCTTTCGAATCTGGTAACGAAGTCAATCTCACGTGCTGTGACCTGGATATCATTTGTCATAATAAGATTAGCTTTTGCTGCCATATAAAATCCTTTCTACCCATATTTTTTAGGTATTGGGTTAGCGGCTATACTCTGTCGTATAGTCGGTGTAAAAAATCACTGGAATAGCTGGATGTTCTGAGCAATTGCAGCCTGTCTCTCGGACGGGTCTTTGATTGCTTCGATGTCTTTTTTAGTCATGCTTCCCGGTGTCTGCTGCCGTCCAACATGTGTTGTAAATCTTGCCTGATTCTGCTGAGCCTGTTGCTGAGATTCATCCACAAAAGCAGATGCGTCAGACTGTTTCATCTGCTCAATCAGATCATTTAATCCGAGAATTTTGCCGTCTTTCAGCTTAAGACCCGCTTCTTTAATGTCTGCCATAACAGATTTCTTTGCTGCTTCACTGGAAAACTTAACATCATCGAGTGCCACTTTAAGTGCATCTGAGAAATCACGGTCATAGATTCTCGCATTGAATTCTTTCTCTGCATCTGCCGCTTTCTGTTTCCAAGTCTCTAACTCGGTCTTAACATTTGCCGGGTCGATACCGTCAAAGCCTTTTAAAGTCTCCTCTGCTGTCTCAGCACGTTCTTTCCAGCTGTCGCGTTCTCCCTCGACTTTTGACAAAGTTTTCGCAACTTCCTTTGCATTTTTGTAATTCTCAGAAAGTGCTTTCTTAATATCTGCCTGTTTATCCTCTGGGATTTCAATTCCAAATGATTTAAGTGTGTCAATAAGTTTCTGCATAACATCCTCCTGGTCGTGTTTATTGACCTGCCGCCGCAGGTAAATGGATTAAGCCAGTTAGACCACTGGCAGGGTAACTGTGGCTATTGGATTCGAACCAATGAATGAGTATTCCTCTCCCGGAGTCAAAGTCCGGTGCCTTACCGCTTGGCGAAGCCACATTGAAGTGCCTTTTTGGACTAAACATTAGTCTACAGGATAAGACATAACCCTTACAGCATCATGATGTTGTGATTCAGCCAAATCATAGACCGCCTGCAAGCAAACAGCGTAATTCTAACCGAATCAAAGCGGAACGCCCGGAATCGAACCGGAGACCAGAGTGCGACTCTGTTAGTTTTCCACTAGCGTACATTCCACATAACCCGGATTCCCGGGTTAGCAAGGTGTTTAACGTGTCATGCCTGCCACGAGTTGTTTCGGATATTTATTTCTTTTTTTTTAAAAAGAAAAGTATGAATAACAAAAACCTTAATCAAGGAGGTGAGCCATCTTGCGTGTCAGATGACAAATACGCACGGCAGGATTCGAACCTGTTTAACTTTCCGTCAAAGCGTGCGCACCAGCTACAAAAAAATTAAAGAAAGGAGGATTAAAACGAAAATGTCAAAAACAACCGTTTTACTTGTACTTCCTGCTGCACAATTACATTATAACAGATTTCTTTTAACTACCTCTCTACCACTTTTGCGTTTTTAGAGCATATCACGGAGTTTTTCCACGTATCTTTTGACAAGATCACGTTCCTCCCGGCATTCTGCGTCCTTAGACATATCGCTCATTTCTGTTGTGAGTTCATCCAGATGCTCTTCCAGAGCAGCAAGCATCTTTCTTTTGCAGTCTTCAGACTTGCCGGAACGATAACTCTGTTTCTGTGTCATATAGTCGTCATAAGCATCCCGTCCGTCAGAACGGCTGTAATGTCCTCTAACATAATGCTCACCACGTCTGGCATAAGAACTGCCCCGATCGTAATCCGGCATCATTCTTCCGTCATTTGCGCTGTATCTCCCCATGCTGTCACGTTTTCTCCCACGCTCGCTGTAATCGTCATTGTATCCGCCACGCATCTCATCAAGAACAGTGTTATAGTACTCCACCTTTTTGTCCCAATACTGCGTGTTCTTTATATCTTTGTACATGTCAATCAGTTTGTATGTCATTTCCAGATTTCCAGTGGTCAGCCCATTATCAGCGATTTTGGAAAGTTCATCTTCAATTCTTGCGCATAAGTCTTTAATATCTCTCATAATCACACCTCCTACGCTTCTCTGGTCACAACAATGTTTGCGTTCGCAACAGAAACAGCCTGATCGCTTGTATTCTCTACTGCGATATTAACGCAACATCCGCGAGGTACATCAATGTAGATGCCAGAGGACACATTGTTGTACTGGTCTACTGCTGCCGGTGTGGAAATCATCTGTGAAGATAATACAGGTTCACCAGAGATTGCGATAGCCAGAGAAATAGCTCCGACAGTACCGCCTGTGGGAATTGCGATATTACCGGAAAAATCCACGAAGAATCTCGCTTTACACTGGTTAGTCAGTCCTCTCAGTGTAATAATTCCGCTTCCCTCTCTGTGCTGAATACAGTTAGAACCTTTAACTGCTGTGCTTGAAAATACTACGTTTCCATTTGCTGCTACAGTCTGAGCAGCTACATTTGTAAATTCTGCCATAAAAATACTCCTTTCATATCACAAAAGGACAGGTCTCAGCCTGCCCCTCTGTGTAAAACGGCATAAGCCGACATTCGAATCAATCGAAAGATACTCTCGATATGAAGTTATCAGCAATTACATCCAGTGTTGCATCCGCATCCGTAATATGTGTTCGGGTTAGGAACCTGATATGCCGGAATCGGTGCCGGATTAATCGCATTAATGAGCTGCTGTGTCTGAGAAGCCATTGCAGTTGTGAGAAGTGCACTCTGGCGATCCTGAGACGCAGCACGTCTGAGGTCATTGTTTTCAGCCTGCAAGCTAGAAATCTTTTCATTGCAAAGATAGTCAAGAATGGCTCTCGTCCCTGCATTCTGGCTGTCAATGATATCTCTTGTGTTACTGTTCATGGTATTCTGGATTGCACAAGCATTGGTAGCCATATCATATCTGATCTGAGCCTGTCCTTCCCTGTTGTCACAGCAGCACTGAGCTAACTGAGACTGCAATGCGTTTGTATTCTGCATATTCGCTACAGTATCGGCATTAATAGCCTGCTGGATGCCGAAGCCAGTCTGCATGATGTTGGTGTTGATTCCGTTAAATCCGGTAAGCATACCGTTGTTCACTGCGTAGAATCCATCACAGAGACCGTTGTTGATTCCATCAAGCTTGCTGATCACTGCGGAATTGTCAAATCCTCTCTGAATATCTGCCTG